TTTCTTTTACCCAGTGACTCGTTTCCCATAATCATGTCATGCTAGAGAAACTTCCCGAATACCTAACCTGCGCAACATGCGTCTATGCAACGTACCCCAACGATGACGGGCTCATTGAATGCCGCCGTTTTCCGCCAGAAACCTGGGTGATGAATGACGGATCGATCATCTATACAAGACCGCAACTGTCTCCAACCAACGGGTGTGGAGAGCATACCCATGTAGAAGACTGCGACTAAGTGACACAAAGTCGATACTCCAACCATCGCACGAGCCAAGCGAAGAGGCTCACATCGCATGCCACGAGCGGAGAGTGGCACCACCAAGCGGGCAGAGAAGCCCGAACCAAACTCGATGGAAGGAGCAAGTATGGCAGACAACGGCGACGATAACCAGCAGCAAGGAAGCAATGGTGCTGATCCGCAAGACCCAAGCGGTCCTAAAGGCAAACCCGATGAAAACCAGAAGGCCAAGCGTGAATCATTAGAGCAGCGCGTCAAAGACCTCGAAGCTGAGCTTGAAGCATCTAAGCAGCGTGAGCAGACGCTTAACACATCACTTGAGAAGGCGCTTACCGAGGATGACATCAATGCCGCAGTAAAGGCAGCGCAGGAAAAAGCTAAGGCTGCATCCGATAAGGCAGCAAGCGACTGGGCAGCGCGTGAGAAGAACCTCACGGTAACTAATGCCCTTTTAGCTGCTGGCTGCACTGATACGGTGGCCCTTATTGCTCATCTCGACATGAACGAGATCGAGGTAGCTAAGGATGGCCACATTTCAGGCCTTGATACCGCCAAGCTTGCTGAGACTTACCCCTATTTGTTTCAAGAACCAAATACCAGCCAAGCCACCAAGACGATGTCTAGCGCTGCAACTCCTGGTGGTAACGGAAGGAAGATTACCAAAGAAGAGATTATGGCAATCAAGGACGCACAAAAGCGACGTCGCTTAATTGCTGAAAACATGGATCTCTTTGAGTAGAAAGGAGCCTATAAATGGCAACTGATCCTAATCTTATGAAAGCAGCCGATTTCGCAAAGGTTTCTGAAATCGACTTTGTGAACCAGTTCTCCGAGAATGTAGTTAACTCCTTGAGCGAGATGCTTGGCATCACGCGCAAGATTGAAAAGACGCCTGGCAATACCATTAAGGCGTACCGTGTGGTTGGCACGCTCGAAGACGGTACCGTTGCAGAAGGTGAAGAAATCCCCCTGTCTAAGTACAAGACCGAGGTAGTAGACACCTTTGAGCTTACGGTAAAGAAGTATCGTAAGACCACTACTTTCGAAGCATCAATGACAAGGGCTACGAACAGGCAGTAACCGATACCGACACCAAAATGATCACCGATATCCAGAAGGGTATCCGCAGCGACTTCATCACCTTCTTGGCGACAGGCGAAGGACGTGCATCTGGTGTTGGCCTTCAGGGTGCGTTGGCTCAGACCTGGGGTCAGCTCAAGGTTCTCTTTGAAGATTACGATGTAGCAGAATCTGATCTGGTTTATTTTGTAAACCCGCTCGATATTGCAAACTACCTTACCGATAAGGACATCACCACTCAGACGGTGTTCGGCTTCACCTATATCGAGAACTTCTTGGGTCTCTACAACGTGCTTGTTCACGCTTCTATTCCTCAGGGTACGGTATACGGTACTGCTCGCAACAATATCATCCTCTACTACACCAACCCAGCTAATGCTGACATTGCTCGCGCATTCGAGTTCACTACCGATACAACGGGCTACGTTGGTGTGCACCATGATGTCGAATACAAGAACCTCACGACCGATACTGTTGCGGTCTGTGGTATCGCTCTGTATGCAGAGCTCATCGACCGCGTTGTCGTTGGCTCGATCACTGGCAAGCCTGCCGATTCCGTAACGCTTTCCCAGAAGACCATGTCTCTTGGCGTTGAGGAAAGCAAGCAACTTAGCGCTACGGTAATTCCTGCAGAAGCTGGCAAAGCAACCTTCGCATCTTCTGCCCCAGACAAGGCAACCGTAGATCCTGATACTGGCCTAGTAACTGGAGTAGCCGCTGGTTCTACCAATATCACTGCAACCGTAGGAGATAAGACTTCTGCAGCATGCGTTGTAACGGTAACTGGTGAATAGTCATGGCCGACCCAGCACCAACATACGAGTATTACTCCAAAGAGTTTGGCGGGTCACTTAGCCAGGATGATTTTCAGGCAGTTATTTCTAAGGCGGTCGCGCGCGTCAATGCGCGCTGCTGCCTTTTTGATTTGTCCGATTTACCTGATAAAGAACTGACTGCATATCAAAACGCATGCTGTATTGCATGCGATGCGATCACCGATCCAGCGGTGTCGAGCTATACCGCATCGAAGGTGAGCGAGACATACGTCGATGCACCAACATGGGCATCGACGACCTGATTGAGCAGTGTTTATCAGGCACCTATCTGATTGAGACAGCACTATGAGTATCTATCCTCACACCGTCACTGCCTGGATTAAGGGAGTTGAAGGCCGCCAGGCAACTTGGGAAGGACCAGAAATTCTTGCGCGGGTACGCTTTGATGAAGTCTTTGGTGCTACCCCAGGCATCCAGGGCGACACATCAAATCGCAGCGTAACAATGCTGATGCCAGGATCAGCCGAACCGCTCAAAAAGGGTGATCGCGTGATTATGGGTGCTCATGCAGAAGAGAAACCACCTCAAGATGCCTTTACGGTTGAGACATCATCCCTATCTACATCAGCTCTCGCGTACATCACTGGGAGTTGACGCTTACATGAGCGGGTCTATACAGATTCGTGTAGCCGCAGTTAACGTGGGGCGCGCTCTACAGAAAGCAGACCTTATGGAAACCGCTGCAGTAACCGCTATAGCTCAAGCAGTAGTTCGCGATAGCGAGCCGTACGTTCCTAAGCGTGAGGGTAAATTGCGTGCTTCTGCAGAAACGGAAAGCGACTATGAAACTGGCAAGGTTCGATATGGCAGCGCAGCAGTGCCCTACGCAGCACCACAGTACAACGCGCCTGGTGGGTGGAAATACACCACACCTGGAACAGGTCCAGATTGGTATAGCAAAGCAGAGGGTAAACACCTCAAGCAATGGATTAAAGAGGGAGAGCAAGCAGCAAAAGAGGAGGCAAGCAAATGAACTATGTTAATCCTGAACTGGCGAAACAAATTCTAGACCTGTTTGAAGAGGTCATAAAAGCAAATGGCGAGCAAGTAGAAATACACTTCGAAGAGTTAACCGCCGAACCTGGACCACTTCCACGCCTTATGCTATCAACCAGGAACAGCTCTACCGACGCTTCGACAGGCTATATATCTGGTGAATATGCCTGTCCATTCCCATGTTTGTTGACGTTACGTATAGCTGCCGAAGATGAGCAAGACAGGCTCGATGCAGACAAGTACCTTCGTAGCCTCACTTCTGCATTCTTACCAAAAGCAACCATACTTCCCGATTTTGTTGCATACCGAAAGCCAACCGCATCAATCCCCTACTGCTTGGGACGCACGAGCGCCTTCGAGGACTGGCAAGTGACATTCGACCTTAACTATATCCAGAAACCAGAATAAATAGAAAGGAGCCACAACATGGCTGAAGATAATACCGAAGTACCAGTATGGGGCGACGAACTCAAATATCTTATTAACACTGCAGGCAGCGAGTCTCCTCTTGGCAGGACATTACCCATCTACTTCTTGGGAAGACGAAGGCGATGAGCAAGCATATGAGCCTGGCTATATTGACCAGCGCCTGCCTTCGAAGTACGTACTAGGAAACAAGGCTTCCATTCTTACAAGAAGGACTTGTTTCGTAATAACGCGCTTGATTCCTTTTTCCAAACAAAATGAAGGCAAGTCAAACCTCCCTGTTGAGATCTTGCGCGTCTACTCCTGGGTCGAAGGCTCTAGCGCGACCAAAGTACTCGCGAAGAAAGCTCCGTTCCTGCTTTCTACCAGCTTCTTTCTAAGCCAAACTCTGGCGAGCCAGTAAAGGCAACAGGCACTCTTGATATGGCTGATAACGGAACCTGGGAAGAAGGAGATTGGGACTCTTCTACCAGCACCTTTACTCCATCGGGGGAATAACACCACCATCTGAAGCTTCGGGTGGGACTGAGCAATCAAGCCCCACCACAGATGGTGAGGACGAAGCAGAAAGCGACAACAACGAGGAGGTCTTATAAATGGGTTTTGAGTTTAAGCAGACTTTTGTCCCGGTCGAGATCAACGGCAAAGAGTATCAGGTGCGCGTAGGTGATCTTGATGCCATCGATGAGACCAAGAAGGTAGTTGCTCGAATCCAGAAGCTGGCAAAAAATAACAACCTTGATGACACCGCAAAGATGACTTCTATCTTTAGGGAAATGCGCAATCTCATTGCAGGTATGATCGGCCAGGAAGCATGTGATGAAATCTTCGAGGGACGCGGTAATAACTTCATGGAGACTTTGCAGTTACTTACCTATCTCAAAAAGACCGCTGCAGACGCTCAAAAGGAAACTTCTATGCAGGAGCTTTTTAAGGAATTTGGTGTCTAGAGATGCTTAACCTTCTTACTAAGCAGATGCCGTCAACAGTTGATGTTGGCGGCATTTCTGTTCCCATCAACACTTCATTTCGCACTTGGATAGATATTTGGACTGTAGTCGATAATCCAAAAGCTTTGGATTGGAAGAAAGCGGCAGTGATCCTGCTTAAAGCGTTTCCGTACGAGCCACAAAGCGACGGATCGGTTCCCTATCAAATTGCAGTAGCGCATACCGAAGAAGCATTAACGGCAGCTCTTGATTTCCTTCAACGCAAATCAATTCATGGCACAGAAAGGCCACCCACCAAACAGCAACGCCGTCTGAAGAAGGTGCGCCTGTTTGACTGGAGATACGACGCTGTGAGGGTCATATCTGACTTCGAACGTGAGTACCACATCGATCTAACCGACCCCAAAACTGATATGCACTGGTGGCGCTTTATGAGTTTATTCGATGGCCTTAGTGACACTTCACAGACCATGGAAGCCATCAGAATACGTGCGGTTGATCTGGACGACAAGAATCTAAACAAGCAAATGAGAGCAAGCTACAGGGAGAGACAGCAAGCCCTCATGCTACCAGCCGTACCAGAGAGGAGGCAGCCCACAATAGACACATAAGGGGCATGGATGGCTGACGGGCAGATTGAGATTGATATTACTGCTAATATCGAGCAGTTTAAGCAAGCAGTACAAGGATTAGCAGACCAGGTTAAACGTGAATCAAAAGGCATGGCCACAAACCTAAGCACTATAGGCAATGGCTTGTCTAATTTCGGCAATATCATGACCATGGGCGTTACCGTCCCATTAGCCGCTGCTGCTGGCGCGGCTGCCAAGTTTTCGTTTGACACCATAGCCGCAGCGGAACAGGCCAGTATTGCATTCGAAACAATGCTTGGTCCTCAAAAAGCACGCTCGATGTTAGAAGACCTTGCAGACTTTGCGGCTAACACTCCATTCGAGCTACAAGGTCTGGAATCTTCCACCCAAAAACTCATCGCAATGGGATTTGAAGCAGAAGAATGCATCCCGTTGCTCACCTCTATTGGCGATGCCGCATCTGGACTTGGTGCTGGGCAAGCTGGCATCGATCAAATCACACGCGCTCTTGGCCAAATGAACGCCAAGGGTAAAGTGTCCGCAGAAGAAATGATGCAGCTAACCGAGACTGGTATCCCAGCTTGGCAATACTTAGCTGACGTCATATCTAATGGCGACATCCCTACCGCCATGCAAATGGTTACCAATGGTGCAGTAGACGCTGATACTGCAATACGAGCTTTGCAGGACGGCATGAATCGCGATTTCGGCGGCATGATGTCCAAGCAAGCACAAACGCTTACTGGCGTGTTATCTAACATGGCAGACGCTGTGCAGAAGCCCCTAATGGCAATCAAGGATACCGACGGATACAAGGATCTCACTGCAGCATTAAGTGACCTTACCGATTCTCTTGGGCCATTTGTTGAATCCTTAATGCCGCACTTGGAAAGCGTATTAAAGAGCGGCGCTAATGCCGTGAAAGTATTCGCTGGTGCGCTCGATAGCTTCAGCAACATGAGCGAGGAAAGCCAAGCTGGCGTTCTGCAATTCGTGCTTGCTCTTGCTGGCGTGGGCCCTGCAGCGAAGGTTGCTGGCGCTGGCTTTAATGTTGCTGGTAGCGCTGTTGGCTTCCTTACGAAAGAGATAACCGATGCCGACGGTAAGACTACTACTTGGGGCGCCACACTGAAAAACACTGCATCTGACCTTGGTGCTTTGAGAATTGCAGGAGTCGCACTAGGCGGTGTCTTGATTGCCCTGCTGGCAGGATTCGCTGTAGACAGATCGTTAGTTACGCTACTGAAGTTAGAAATCTCGAATCGGCAACTACCGGCTTATTACCGCACAGGAAAGCGCTCAAGAAGCGGTCTATGGCACAAACGATGCAGCTGAATCTGGTATAAACTCGTGGCAAAGCTACAGTGATGCAATTGATAGCTCTATCGCTAAATCTGCGAGATGGCTCAATCGTTCCAGGACACATGCTGAATACTATACCAATGAACAATTACTTAATCGGCTATGTTGATACAATACAAGAACTTGCAGGGCAGACTGGTTTAACTGCATCTCAGCAAGGAGATTTACAGCGAGCGGTTGAACAATACAACTCGATAACTGGCGATTCGGTTGAGGTAACCGATGCAGCGTCAGGCGCACTGTCGAAATCAGCCGACGAGATCAGGAACAATGCTGATGCATGGCTTGAAAACGCCAAAGCGCAAGCCTATGCGGAACTCAATTGCTGAAGCAACAAAAACGCTTGTTGAACAAGAGCAAACCTACCAGACATCAAAGCAAGCCCTTGAAGAGCTGCGAGCTCAATACGAAGCAACAGGATCAAGTAACGAATATCTAGCGCAGCAGATTGCTAACGGAGAAGCAGACCTCCGAAAGCAGCAAGAAACAATGAACGCCACCAAAGGACCATTGAGTCATATAGCAACTCGATGGATGGTGTTGCGCAAAGCGTTACGGCATTTATTGGAACAAGTCAAACATGGCTTGATGCTATGGGCGAATCTGGCATCGCACTTGAATCTATGGGCGGATATCTTGACGCGTTAGGCATCAAGCAAGAAACCCTTGCTAGTATGACTCCAGACCAAGTTAACACGATTGTTAGCGCTTATGATGCGTTGTCTCAAAAAGGCATTGATGTTAATAAATTTGCCTCTGATATGGCTGCTATTGGCTTGTCGCAAGAACAGCTTGCGGCAGCAACGCCCGATCAAATGAGCGCACTTGCTGATGCCTGGACGGGATTTACTAATGCTGGATATAACGTTAGTGACTTAAGAGCAACTCGAAAGCGTTGGCATAAGTCAACAGGATCTTGCTAACCTCACCCCTACCCAGATATCTCAGATAGTCAGTGCCTACAGCAACGGGCAAGCGAGCATCGATCAAATAGCCGAAGCTATTAAAAACGGAACTATCGATAAGCTTGGTCAAGCAGGATCGGGTGGCTCGCAAGCAATGGCAAGTGGCCTAAGCAGTGGTCAAGGAAGCATCAGCGGAGCTGCACAGGGAGACGCTAATGCTGCTACTGGTCCACTCGAAGAAGCAGGAAGCCAAGGTGGCGATTGGGGCAGCCATCTTGGACAAAACTTCGCGAATGGCCTTAGCGGTGCGGTCGATTGGGTAGCTAATGCGGCAAACTCTATCGCAAGTACGGTAAGCAATATCCTTGGGCACTCAGTTCCTAAGGAAGGTATTCTGCGCGAAGGCGGACGCGGTGAAGCGTCTGGGGCGAGCATTTGGTTGAGAACCTAGCAGGCGGCATGCTGAGAAAGATTAGCCTGATTGAAGATGCGTCCTCAAAAATCGCCAATAGCATCGCAAAGAAGGTACAAAACACCTCTTTGCCGATGATCAATATCGATGGTCAGCTCAGCTCGCTTGCAATACCGGATAACATGTCAGCTCAGCTCGCTCAAGTATCTGCAGCAAGCATTATTCAGGCACCAATCGATAACACCAGTTTTACCGCTGATCTAAGTGACGGATTCAATTCAATTGTCTCAAAGCTCGACGAGGTAACTTCACGCATCGACAAGATGGACAAGAACATCTCAGCGAAACTCGCAAGTCCAGTACAGATCAAATACAACCGCCGTGAGTTAGGACGCATGCAAAGGGAGGTAGTGTAGATGCCGTTTAATATGGCCATAAAATACGTCAACCACAAGAACGAAACCATTTCACTTGGTGACGGTGGCCTCTGCATTATTTCGCCAATGCGATTCGAGACTGGGAATGGACGCCAAATGAGGTTAACGGAAAAGTATCCTCATTTACTCGAAGCCCCATTGATAAAGACCTACCTATAGGCGTTGCTGCCGATACTGAAGAAGATGGACTACTTCTGCGCGATCAAATATACGAGATCGCAGAGAAAGACAATCTAACCATGCTTCCCGATAGTGAAGAGGATCCGACGCCAGGTAAGATCTATGTCAATGATTGGTATGTAGAGCTATTTATGCGCGCGTGCTCTTTCGATAACTACCACTTCGATGACCGCTTCGCCGAAATGACCATGGACTGCCATATCCCTTACCCTGCCTGGATTAAGGAGGAGTTAGAACAATTCAGGATGGAGATCGATACCATGTCTGATTCAGACTATCTCGATTTCCCGTTTGATTATCCATTTGACTTCAAGCGACCACGATCAAGCAAAAACATCATCAACAGCTCGCTTATGCCATGCGACATGCTTATTCGTATATATGGGCCAGCGCTTAATCCATACGTGAATATTGGTGGGAATATCTACCAAGTGAACGTCAATGTACCTGACGGATCCAGGCTTGAAATCTATACCAGAAAGGACCATCAAAGCATCAAGCTAATCGATCTCTATGGCAACGTAGTTAATTGCTTCAACAATCGCAACAAGGGCATTAAAGGCTCAGGTGAATACATATGGCAGAAACTAGCCGTAGGTAACAATACCTTGTCCTGGGATAACTCCTTTGATTTTGACATCGTGAAGTATTACGAGAGGAGCCAGCATCCATGGAGCAATTGATCTACACCGATGCCAATCGTATCGACCAGGGAGTGCTGAGCAATGCGACGCTTGACCTTGAATACGGAGGCGATGAAAGCGACCAGACAAACACCTTCGAAGTATCCATCGATCGCAACTCGAAGATCCGCCTAGAAGACAAGGCTCTCGTATACATCGAAGGCACCGAATACGGCGGCAAGATAACAGGCATCGGCACCAATACAGGAGAAGATGTCATAACCTACAAGGGAATGACTTGGCACGGACTGCTCAACGCCCATGTTCTTGGGCCAGACAGCGGACAAGACTACCTGGTCCTTAATGGAGAAGCTCATACCGTTATCCGCAGTCTCATTGAGAGGATGAACCTGCAGGATATTTTCACTGCGCCGATGACGTCAAGTGGGATCAACATAAACTACCAGGTGCGCTATGAATACGGATACTTCGCTATCCTTGCTATGCTTGCTGCATCATCGGCAAAACTAAAGATGACCTACGACAACGGCATGGTGGTGCTTTCTGCTGAAGCTATTGAGGATTATTCGGAAACAAACGAGCTTGATACAACCCAAATTGAACTAGAGATCGACAAGGATTACCTACCGTTAATCATCTTGTTTGCCTTGGCGAAGGCGAGCTGAAGAACCGAATCGTCCTGCACTTTACGCTGATGCTAATGGCAATGTATCCACGACCCAAAGCCTTTTTGGAGCAGATGAAAACACTCTGATATATGACTACACCAATGCAGACAGCAACGAGTTAAGCGAGAAGGGCCAAGAAAAACTCAAAGAGCTGCAAAACTGCGATACCGTCAAGGTCGACATACCTGAAGGGCGGGTGCTTGATATCGGCGATCTTGTTGGCGCAATTGATCCAATCACTGGAATCTACGTAGCAACTGAAGTTACTTACAAGACCGTCACAATCAGCTCTAACGGCCTTGTAAGCATTGCATACAAAGTTGGTGATACATCAGCCAGTAAATCCATGACTGGACGTTCTGAGAGCTCTGGCGGTGGCGTTAGCTACTCTGCAGGTAAAGGTATCACTATCACAGGCCGCACCATCAATGCGGACGTCGATACTGAAGATTTGCAGGAATCTCCGAGCTAGCCCAAGACGCGAAAGCAACAAGCATCAGACGCAGCATCAACAGCCGCATCAGCTCAAAACGCAGCTGACAATGCCCAAGAAACGGCAGATGCGGCGGTGGCAACAATCGAAGCAGCTAGTCCACTAAGCACAACAAGAGATGGCAGCACGGCATCGCTTACTCATGACAACAGTGGCGTATCCGCTGGTGCATATGGTGCTACCGAAAACAAGGCCGCTGATTGGGGCGAGACTGTTACCGTAGGCGCTCGCATGAGTGTAAACGCAACAGCACGTGACAAGCGCCCAAGGTAGGACGGTTACGCTCCCAAGTAATACCGCAACGCAAACTGCAAAAGGCTTAATGAGTGCGTCCGACAAGGCTAAGCTCGACGGTATAGCGCAAGGCGCTAATAAAATAGCAGTTGATAGCGCTCTTTCAAGCACGTCTACCAACCCGTTCAGAATAAAGTGATCAATACTGCTCTTGCTGGAAAGGCTGCAAGCTCACATACTCACGCAGCAACGCAGATTACGGGGCTAACAGCGAGCAGGGCGCTTGCTACAAACTCAAGCGGGCAAGTGGTCGCAAGTTCCGTCTCTAATACCGAACTGTCGTATCTTGACGGCGTGACAAGCGCTGTACAGACACAGCTAAATAATAAGGCGACAAAAAGCCATACACACAACTACGCAGGCGCAAGCAGCCCAGGCGGTGCCGCCACAAGTGCCAACAAGCTTGCAACAGCACGCACAATCAAGCTTACAGGCGCGGTAAACGGCCAGGCTACCTTTGACGGCTCTAAAGATATAACGATAAACGTCGAGGGTGACAGCGCAGCTGCAGGATTTCTTGCAGCGCACCCGGTTGGATCCGTATACGAAAGCACCTCATCGACAAGCCCTGCAACTACATACGGCGGCACTTGGAAATACTGCCCAGGATTCGAGTTCCATCGCTGGGTAAGAACAGCCTAAGTGACACTACCAAGACCATAACCTCACTGAACGAAAGCGAGGTTATTCCGTGGGTGTTGATACTAACTACAGTAAATGGACTTGTGATAAGAAAAACTGCGGCACTGAGGAACACATCAAAGTAGGTGGTGCTCGCGAAGCAGCATGGGGAAAGTTCAACCGCATAGACTCCAACGGTGTATCGACTGAATACTACCTATGCCCTGAACATAAAACGAAATACCAAGAGCTCGTTCAGCAAGAAGACAAAGATTTTCAAGCGTGGCTGAACGGAGTTGATGAGTAAATGGAACTTGTAACTGGTTTTGCTGGACAAGCACACGTTGATCCAATCGACATGGCTCACCTCAATGCTGTAGCTTTTGGTCATGATGCCTACTTACTAGATACTCAAAACAAACTTGAACCCACACTGGAAACAGCAAACAAACTTGTAGTAGATACTGGCGACCTGATGATCCAAGGACACCATTTTACTGTCGTGCAATCAGAAGAGATCGCCTTGCAATCTGGCGTAAGCGGTCAAAGACGTAATGCTCTTGTGTGCGCTCGCTACGACAAAGCTGAAGGTACTGGTGTCGAATCTGCATCATGGATTGTAAAGTATGGTACTGCCACTACTGGCACTCCAGCTGATCCGTCGGTAACTACTGGCAACATTCTTGATGGTGTCGATTCCGTTCACGAGGAGCCTATTTTCCGCATCGAATATGACGGTATTACTCCCGGAGATCCAATCCTTTTGGTGCCTGAATTTCAGTCAAACGCAAGCTTCCGTACTTCCATAGACCAGATGAGCGCAACGAAGCAAAACATTTCATTGCCAGCTGGATCATCTCCTTATGCGCAGATTGTTTTCGACTTCGATATTCCAGAAGGGAAAAAGATAGTTGCGATAACAAGCATACAAGTGAATAGGCCAGCTGCTTGCGCAATCGCTTCATTTAGCCAGCCAACAAGTAGCCAGCTTGAAGTTTGGTATCGCAATGTCTTAGGTGAACCAACGACTATTATTGTAAGTGTTTCGGTATTGGTAATGTAGCCTTCCATAGACCAGATTGAAATAAGCATTGCAGGTTCATTCAGTAATGCCGAAATCATATGCGAAAAATGGGGACCATTAGTAATAGTTTCATGGGGCGGTATGGTGCCTGCTATTGGTGCCGATACCGCTGTTGTTGCCGCAACTGGTTTACCTCCATGCACCCACCCGTTTTACAACTCTACTGGTATTAGAGCAACACCAGACGCAACATGGGTTGACGTTAACTCTTCAGGTGAATTGAAATTCGAAAACAGGAGAACATCCCAAGGACTTAATTCGTGCACATGGCTGGCGAGCTTATTTACTTTTCGGCTAGCTAACCAGGTATATTACCGTCACATTTACGTATACGCTTTGGGACACTCCTGTAACAATCTGCAGGTCGTTATTGCCATCAAGAGTATTCCAAAGAGCCTTTGCTTGCAGTGAGCTTGAGGATGCTCCTGCAATGGATGGAATTACTGAAATAATTAAATCGTTATCAATATCAGTAAAACCAGATAGAGAGGTAATTGGCTGCTGTCCAGGCCGATTAAACTGGATACCTCTACGTGTCCTAATTTTTATCGGTCTATGGAATACTAAGCACCAAGAACGACTATATAATTGACCCTTATTTCTGCTGGTACAGATTGGTTAAAAGTAGCAAAAACGCCTTTTCCTCTACTATCGGTTCCGTACGAACATCCATCAACATGTGCACCTGTTGCTCCCATATCGCCATTCATCGGCACAACGCAATCCTTTGAAGCGTCAAACGCACGACCGAAAGTTTCTTCAAATTGTGATGAGGAAAAGAGCATCACCGAAGTGCTATTGGCGGCATTGCATACTTTTGATCCTACAAAAACAGATTCAACATTGATACGCTGGTCTATGGAAAAGCGGCTGGTTAAAAACCAGCCTTCAATACTTCTCGCTCTAGCTTGCGGGTATTCCTCCTCATGATCTCGGTATCAAGCATCATATAGTTGTTGGCAGTGGTGGAAAACTCTTCGTGCCCTAACGCATACTGGATATCCACATCAGGCACACCCAGCTTGTGCATGTTGGTCGAGTAGTTGTGACGAAAGAACTTAGGAGCAGGACAGTACACTCCTTGTTTCTTGGTATATGAGCGTAATTTTCTCGCGTAGTTTTCTGGGTTTGGGTCATCACCGAGTAACCAGTCTGTAGGCTTTGGGTTTAACTGGCGTTTTATCTCGCGTAAACGCTGTACCGCCACCTTTGGCAACACATTGGGACGTAACGATCGGTGTGTCTTTACATCAGTAACAACAAGCTCGCGATCGATTATCTGCAATCCTCGGCGGATCATCACAACGCCTGTCTTTAAGTTTATATCGTGCCATTGGATACCGCATTGCTCCGATCGCCTTAGACCTAACCACACACCGCAGATAACGGTAGCCTCATACTCCCACCCGTAAACAGCTCTAAGCAGTTTGTTTATCTCGCGCGGTGTCATTGCACGGGGTTTCTCCTTGGCCTGCATCTTGGGTTGACGAACGGCGCGAAATTTAGGCTCCGCAACGTCGTCTGGGTAAGCCTCATCGGCAATAGCTGCGTTGATGATTTGGCGCAATATCTTAAACGCCTTACGCGCCGCTCCTGCAGAGTCAAACTCCGTTAGCCATAGGTTGATGTCGCGCACACGAATGTCCTCAATTTCCCAGTCGCAAACTTGGCTCGATATAGAGCTGCCAACTACTTTCGTAGCCTGGCACGGTACTTGGAGCGAGCATCGAGTAGTACTGTACATAAATCTCGTCATGATAGGTTTTCAGATTCATTTTTGTTCCTTTCCTCGTAAAAAGACCAGACGTTTTGCTTGCCTCTTAAGTGTGCAAGTAGTCGGGTCTTTTCGGGTGACACGCAGCCGATTATTAGGCAGACGAAAGGACGAAAATGCCATCCGAATTCTGCCAAGACCACAGCGAGCATGCTCGCGCAATCAAGCATCACGACACCCGGCTGGACAAGCACAGCGAGAATCTTGACGAGCTTAAAGAAGGTCAATTCGACCTGCGTCTCAACGTGCAGAAGCTGACTGATATCGAGGAACAGAACAGCAAGATATTCGCGCGGCACGATCGCATGCTCGCCGAGCATGACCAGCGCATCAGCGCGATTGAAGATCAGCCTGCAAGGGATGCTAAGCGGATTAAGGATTCGGCTCTTGGTGCAGTTGGCGGAGCTATTGGCACAGGTGTAATTGCCCTCATTGTCCTTGCGTTAGTTCGATCGGTCGGAATGTAAGGAGAAGGAGGTGCGATATGAACAGCAAGCTTACAAGTCGTAAGTTCTGGCTTGCCGCTGGTGCATTTCTCGTGTCCGTTGGCACTGGCATTGCTGGTCTTGCAACTGGCAACGACACCATGGCCATGGCAGGTGGACTGATGGCGGTAGTTGGCACTGGTATTTACGCTGCATGCGAAGCGTATGTGGATGGGCAGGCAGCTTCTGCCAACACCACAAGCAAGCAGATTACGGCAACGTCTACCGACAAGGTGACAGTACAACAGGTGCTCAGCAAGACAGCAGAAAAAGGAGGTGAAGCCGATGGCCAAAACGCTAAAACAGAGTAAGGCTGCGCAAAAGCTCATTGCTATTGGTGCTGCTGCTTGCATTGCGACTGCTGCTATGGCGTATGCTCCAGCAGATAGCCTGTTGCTCCCGATGACGCAATGGCTTACACCCAAAAGGAGCAAATCATTAGCAATGGTCATGGCTCTATTAGTCCGTCTTACTTGGTTATCCACGAAACTGCCGATCCAGGCGCGACCGCCAAACAGCTTATGACTTATTGGCGCAATAACCCCGATGCTTATGTGGTCCACTACACCATGGACTTAGACGGCGATACGGTCTATCACGCAATGGCGGATAACCGTAAAGTTGGCATGTAGGCAATGGTAACGCCTACACCGTTGGCATCGAGCTTTGTCACGCAACTAACAAGTCGGACTTTAACAAGCAGTGGCAAGAAGCCGTTAAATGGCTGGTGACTATCTCCACAAAAAGATGGGGCACTGACCGCCTGCTTTGTCATAATGATTGCCGCTTAAAGTGGGGTGGCACTGACCATACTGACCCACTCGGTTACTTTGAGAGTTACGGTAAGTCTTGGTCTCAATTTAAAGCGGCTGTGCAATCCTATATGCAGTCTGGCGAAGTAGGCAACGGTGGCAGCGTTAGTCAAGGCGGCGGTACTGCTGTTAGCGGTAGCGGCGGTGGATCGTATGTATCTCCTGGCACTTATACCGTAACAGCATCTGCACTCAACGTGCGTACTGGCCCTGGCGTGAATTACGCCAAGAAGAGCTACAGCCAGCTGACCGC